AATACCCACCGACCGATCTGGATTGGGAGCCGGTCAAGGTCGGCCCGACGTGGCAGTACGACGACGGGTGGGTGCTGCCGGAGTTCACCCTCGGCTGGCGGGTTCTCGCCTGGTGCGGGGTGTGGCTTCGGGACAAGTACGGCCGGCCGTGGCAGTTCACTCCGGAGCAGGCACGGTTCGTGCTGTGGTTCTTCGCGCTCGACCCAGAGGGCGGGTTCCTGTACCACTCGGCGGTCCTGCAGCGACTGAAAGGCTGGGGCAAAGACCCGCTCGCGGCGTGTATCTCGGTCGCGGCGATGTTCGCTGAGGTCACCTTCGACCATTGGGACGGCGACGTCCCGGTGGGTCGGGATGAGCCGAACGCGTGGGTGCAGATCGTGGCGGTGACCCAGGAGCAGACCCAGACCACGATGAAGCTGTTCCCGTCGCTGATCTCGGCGGAGGCCCGGAAGTTTTACGGCATCCAGGTTGGCAAGCTGAACGTGTGGGGGCTGTCGGATACCCGGCAGATCCAGGCGGTGACGAACAACCCGTTGGCGATCGAGGGCAAGCGGCCGACGCTGGTGATCCGCAACGAGACGCAGAACTGGAACTCCTCCAACGGCGGTCACGAGATGGCCGGCGCGATTGAGGGCAACGCTGCGAAGTCGGAGGACGGCGCGGCGCGGATGCTGGATATCTGCAACGCTTACCGGCCGGATGAGAACTCCGTCGGTCAGCAGGTCCGCGAGGCGTGGGACGGCACCCTGGGTGACCCGGACGCCGAGGACGCAGCGGACCGGCCGCAGACCGCCGAGTTCGGGCTGATGTATGACTCGCTGGAAGCGCCGCCGCAAGCCCCGTTGACCGCGGAGGCCGCACCGGGTGTCATCGCCGCGATCCGCGGGGACGCGATCTGGCTGTCGATCAAGCGCATCCTGGCCAGCATCCTGAACCCGTCCAACTCCGCTTCGGAGTCGCGGCGTAAGTGGTACAACCAGATCACAGCCACCGAGGACGCCTGGGTGGACCCGCTCAAGGTGAAACTGTGCTCCCGGGACGAGAAGATCGCCGACGGTGAGCCGGTGGTGATCTTCGGGGACGGGTCGAAGTCCGACGACGCGACCGGGTTGGTCGCCTGCCGAGTGTCGGACGGGTTCTGCCAGGTGCTGCACGTCCAGCAGCCCAAGCACGGTTCGATCGTTAACCGTGAGGCGCTGGACCTGAAGGTGGTTGACGCATTCAACCGGTTCAAGGTCCTGGCGTTCTGGTTCGACCCGTCACACGCGAAGGACGACGACGCCGAAGGCGACAACCGATTCTGGTGGCCGCTATGCGACGAATGGACCCAGCGGTACGGCAAGCGCCTGAAACTCTGGCCGACCCGGCAAGGTGACTCCCGGCACGCGGTGGCCTTCGACATGCTGCTGCCGTCCTCGCAGGCCAAATTCGTCCCCGCCGCCGAGCAACTCGCCGCAGACATCGAAGGCGGCGCGTTCCTGTTCGCGAAGTCTGACGTGCTGACCGCGCACCTGATCAACGCCCGCCGCCGGCCCGGCAGGTACGGGGTGTCGCTCGGCAAGGACGGCCGGGAATCGAAGAAGAAAGTGGACCTCGCGGTGTGCGCGGTCGGCGCCCGCATGTTGTGGCGGTTCGTGAAACTCAACCACTCACCCAGCCGCGGGCAAGGCCGGGTCATCGTCCTCACCTAAGCCGAAGGGAGCGTGCTCGTGTCCGCACCGCTCCCGCTCGCCCCCGATGGCGTGACGTCGGTGAACATGACCGCCCCGGAGAGCACGTTCGGGGTGCTCACCTACGGCCCGTCGCGGGTGGTCAGCCTTGACCTGCCGCTGGTGAAGTTGACCGACACTGAGGACGCGATCGTGTCTCGGCTGGTGTCGCTGGTGCTGTCCCGCCGGTTCCAACTCGAACTGCGGGACGCCTACTACCGGGGGACCGTCCGCATCCAGGATCTCGGGATCTCGATCCCGCCGCAGATGCGCAACGTCCACACCACCGTCGGCTGGCCCCGGGTTGCGGTGGACGCGCTGGACCGCCGGTTGAACGTGGACGGGTTCCGCTACCCGGACTCGAACGACATCGACGAGGGTTTGCAGGAGATCTGGCTCGGCAACGACCTCGACGCCGAGCATTCCCTGTCCCACCTCGATTCGTTGGTGTTCGGCTGCGGGTACGTCGGCGTCGGCTCCCCGGTCGCCGGGCCGAACGTGATCGACACCCCGCCGCTGATCACAGTCGAGTCGCCGCTGGACATCGCGGTCGAGTGGGACGCGCGGACACGGACCATCGTCGCCGCGCTGCGGCTGTTCGGTTTCGAAGGTTCCCGGCAGGCCACCCTGTACCTGCCCGACCAGACCATCGCCCTGGTGCAAACCACGAACGGCTGGACGGTCACGGACCGGGACCAGCACCGGCTGGGGCAGTGCATGATCGTGCGGCTGCCGAACCGGCCCCGGTCCTACGACCGGGACGGGGCGTCGGAGATCACCCCGGAGATCATGTCGCTCACCGACGCGGCCTGCCGGACCCTGCTCGGCCTTGCAGTGGCGGGGGAGTTCTACTCGGCGCCGCAGCGGTGGGTTCTGGGTGCGGACCAGTCGTTCTTCCTGAATCCCGATGGCACCAAGAAGGACGGCTGGGAAACCTATCTCGGCCGTGTACTTGGCATCCCCGGGGTGGAGGACGGGCCGGCGGCGCAGGTCGGACAGTTCACCCCGTACGACCCGTCGGTGTTCACGAAGGTGATCGACTCCTACGCCCAGCGCATGTCGTCCCTGACCGGGTTGCCGCCGCACGTCCTCGGCTTCGCCACTTCGAACCCCACCAGCGCGGATGCGATCCGCTCCAGCGAGATGGAGCTCACCCGCCGGGCCGATCACAAGACGGTGATGTTCGGCAAGGGCTGGCGGGACGTGATGCGCCTAGCGCTGCTGGTCCGCGGCGGTCCGGTGCCGGACAACACGGCGAAGATCACCCCGGTCTGGTCGTCCACCGCGACCCCGACCATCGCAGCCACCACCGACGCGGTGTTCAAGCAGGTGACCATGGGCTACCTGCCGGCCACCTCCGACGTCACCGGTGAAAAGCTGGGGTACACGGCTGCTGAGCGTGCCCGGATCGAAGTGGACCGCAAGACCGACGCTGGCATGTCGTTCCTGGACGAGCTCGCGCATTCCATCGGCGCGAAGGACGCGAGGGTGGACCGGTCGCTGGCCTCCTACATCGGCGCACCCGGCCCGGACGGCCACCTGACGGTGAACACCACCGCGAACAACACGCCGGGACCGGCCTCCGATGGCACCACAGCAACAGCCAAGTAACCAAGCGGTCCAGCAGCAACAGGCTAGGCAGGCCGCCCTCACCGCGCTGCTCGCGACGGCGATGCTCAAGATCTGGCCGCTGATCGACCTGTCCGACTTGAAAGGCTCGCTGCCCCGCTACGAAGCGGCCGTGACGGCGCTGGTGCACAAGTACGGGCAATCCTCGGCGGTCCTCGCCGCCCGGTTCTACCAGCAGGAACGGGCAGCAGCAGGAATCGCCGGAAGGTTCCTACCCGAACCGGCCAACCCGGCTCCGCTCGGCCAGGTTCAGGCTTCGATTGGGTGGGCCACGAAGGGACTCTGGTCACAGGAACCCGAGCAGCCCGCGGCGAAGATTCTCACCAACGGTGTCGCGCAGAAACTCGTCGTGGACACCGGCCGGAACACCCTGATTGCCGCGATCGAAGCCGACAAGCACGCCCGCGGTTGGGCACGCCAAGCACGTCCGGACGCTTGCTCCTTCTGCAGTCTGCTCAGCACTCGCGGGGCGGTCTATCGGTCGGAGCAGACCGCCGGGTTCGAGGCGCATAACGATTGCCACTGCATCCCAGTACCAGTGTTCGCCGACCACTACGAACCCCCGGCCTACGTGCGGCAGTGGGAACAGATCTACCGCGACTCCACTCGCGGCAAATCCGGTGCCGAGGCCCGCAACGCCTTCCGCGTAGCCCTCGACCAGCACCGCAACCCCAGCAGCGCACCGGCCCCTGAGCCTGCGCTCACCTGACCAGCCCCGCCGCCCACTCCAGGACGGCGGCGGGGCTGCTTTACCCCGGACCGCACGGTCCAAAACCGCCCTCCGCACGGAAGGTCTCGCCATGCCCGAGCAGGAATCCACCACCACAACCGAGGAAGCGGCTACCACCGCAACCGAAGCCGCCCAGACCGATGCCGGTGAGCAGTCCGAAACGGACGGCGCCGAGATCGACTGGAAGGTCAAGGCCCGTGAGTGGGAGAAGCGCGCCAAGGACAACACCACCAAGCTCCGCGCAACCGAAGCCAAATTGAAGGCTGCCGAACCGGATCTGGCCGAACTGAACCGGCTGCGGGAAGCGTCCAAGACGGCGGAGGAGCGAGCCCAGGAGGCCGCGAAAGCCGCCGAGGAGCGGGCGCAGGCGGCGAACCTGCGGGTCGCGCGGGCCGAGGTCAAGGCGGTCCTCGTCGCTGTCGGTGTCGATGACCCGGACGGCATCGCGGACGACCTGAACCTGTCCAAGTTCCTCGACTCAGACGGCGAAGTCAACGGCCAAGCCGTCGCCGCGCTGAAGCAGAAGTACGCGGCCTTTACCGCACCGCGAGCACCACGCCCCGACCCGTCCCAAGGGTCCGGGGCGAACGGCAGAACACCCACGGGACCAGCCCAGGAGTTCGCCGCCATCCTCCAGCAGCAGATCCAACCCACCACCCGCTAACCCGGGCGACCAGGGCTGTTCTGCGACCGTCACTCAGGGAGTAACCCATGGCTGCTGTGCAGCTCTCCAATGTCGCCGGCACCCTACTGCCCCCGACGATCACCGGCCCGATCTTCCAGAAGGCCGCAGAACAGTCCGCCGTCATGTCT